CAAACAGGAGAGGCAACTAAAATCCGTGAAGCAATTAAATATTTAAATGAGAAGAAAGAGGCGGTAACACAAGAAAAACTTGGCGTAGACTATATTCAACGTCCTGAAGACACAGCGGCACGTACTGATCCTACAGAAACACAATTGTATAACGTGTTTAAAAACGCAGGATTTGCTGGTACGGAAGATGATTTTTACAAAAAGTTTATGCCTGATGTAAATCGAGAAGATATGGAACTTTTAACACAAGCAGGAAAAGGTTTTAAAGAAGGCAGCGTGTTTAGCAAGTTGTCCAGCAGTGACCCATTTGAATCCCTTGGGTCAATTGAGACTTTATTTGGAAGTGACGAAGAAGATAAAAAGAGCAGTAGTAAAACTACAACACCTACAACAAAGAGATCTTACTTTAATTTATATGAAGATGAAGATACAGAAGACACTTCAACAGCAAAATCTAAATCAGGCCAAGGTTTCCTTGGTAGTTTTACAAGCGCATTTAAAGGACTTACGCCAAAGTATTGATCATGAGTAAACACAAGAAAGCAGCTAGTGCAGCAAAGATCCATAAGGACTCCATGGAGTGTAACAAACCAAGACGTGATATTCAAGGAGGTAAAAAATCTGTGGTAAAAGCTTGCGAAGACGGTGAGGAAAAAATTGTACGATTTGGTGATGCGAACATGGAAATTAAACGCGACAATCCAGAACGTCGTAAAAATTTTCGCGCAAGACATAATTGCGATGAGCCCAAGAGCAAACTTACTGCTGGTTACTGGTCGTGCAAAGCCTGGTAATCTACGTTAAACTTTTGAAGCAATCACCACGCCAACATGGCAAAGCCCAAGTCCACCGCAATCCTGATTGAGTCCAAGCCTAAGAAAACACGGCAAGGAGATGGGAAACACTCACGTCCTAGCCATGGGCGTAAATTATCTCGCGGTCAAGGCAAGTAAAAAATAGGTATACTTGGGGGTAACACTTGTTACCCCTATGGATAATTACAAGCAAGCGATTGATTTAATTTGTCGTTACGAAGGCTTTAATGAGCTTGCTTATGCTGATCCACAGACGGGTGCAGAGCCTTACACCATTGGCTTTGGAACGCAATATTATCCTGATGGAAGTGTTGTAAAACGAAACCAATGTTGTACAAAACATAAAGCCCTGGAGTACCTCATTGATGAACTCACCGTCTTAAACACTGAACTTGAAAAGCTTAACCTGGGACTAGATGACAGCATGCAACAGGCATTGCTTTCCTTTTGTCATTCGATAGGCTGGGAAAGTTTTTTGTACAGCGCCATTATTGATTGTCTTGAGGTCGATGACTACGCTGGAGCAACAGAAGAAATTGCTCGTTGGGTCTTTGATTTTGAGCACCAAGTCATCGGCGGCCTTCTGGAACGCCGCAGAGAAGAGATTAATCTTTTCCTTAGGAACGTTGAAACAAAACCCTGGGTAGCTACTGACGTATTGATACGAGCGTTTAGAAGCTATGGAGCAAAACCACACGAAACTGAAGCAATCCGCAATCTAGAAGCCAGTATTAATCCATATTCCTTGGCGGAGTTTGCCAATCGTTTCAAGCTCGAAGAAGCCTCTGCGTATTCAAGTGACTAGCATCCTAGAATAAATGCAGTACTCGGGCTTTCCATGGAGAACGAAACTACCCGTAAGGAGTTTGAGCTTCCTTTAGAACTGCAGTTTGCTATGCGTAAAGCTGAGTTGCAAACGCAGGAGATGTGTTGGGAAGAACTGCAAGCAGCTTTGCTAAACCTGTATTTTCAACGCATGATGGAGTGGGAAGCCGTCAAAGAAATTATGTGTTCAGAAGGGATTGACATTGATTGGGATCTACCTAGCGAACTGGAGTTAAGTGAACTCGCCCTGGCTTGTATGCAGGACGAGTCAGATGATGACGACGATTTAAACTACGCTCATCCTTTTTGACTTTCGTCTAACTGAATAAGGCGATCCAAGTACCACTGTGCTTTTTTCAGTGATTCTGTCCCGCCTTTATGGCGTTCACGCCAGGTGTACTTCAGATTATTGCCTTTGCAGTAACCACGGAATTCTTCGGTGGTTAAGGCCGCCTCAATGGCTTCGATGCATTCAATACTTCCATCGGTGTAATGCGATGGATGATTTACGGTATCCTCTTTGATTATGGGAGTTCTTTCAAGAGTGGCCCAGGGTACAGGACAAACGCCATCTACACACCCATTGGTTTCGTCAACAGGGGAAAACATGTCCATTGCAAAAACGCTGACTAAGACAGCCTAGCAGTTTCAACGCATTAGTCCTTTGCGTTTAGCGGAAAGCAAAAGTTCAATATCATCTGGATCCCCTTCAATATCTCCTTGGATACCAGGTGGCTTGGGATTAGCACCATACAGTGCCATACCTTCTTCCATTGAAGGGATATAACCTGTCACACCCGGACGTTGTCCGTACAAACCTTGGCCTTCAATATTGAGTGGGTTGCGCTGCATCCCGTCCATTGGAGCAACTAACCCAGTGTTATACATATCTTGCAAAGGCACATCATGAGTTTCAGTATCAAGAGGTGCATCAAAGTCTTCAAAGCCAATGCAACGGCATTTCACTTGATCGTTATTAGCTGCAAACTCTTGCAAAAACATTGAAGGACGCATTGTTTTCCTAGCGATATATTCTTTCTATAATGATAATATGAGCAAGTTTAGAGCCGAGACTTACGACGCCGCTAAGGATTCAGGTACGTCTGCTGGAGCACCAACGGACTTGAACCCTGGAAGGGCCTACAACGTTGATTTGCGGTACGTGAGGCCAGAAGAGCGAGGGATTGTTGGCTCTGGTGCCAAGGGTGCAGCAGCACGGGTTGATCGGTACATGAAGAGTGCTAAGGCCGCTGGGCAGTACCAAAAGAACCAACTGGTTAATGAGCCCACCAGTGCCACGGCAGGAGACAGTGGTGGGCGTGCAGGAGCTACTGCGTATGCCGATAAACCAAAACGTTCCTTCGGTCGTATTTAAACCTGAGGGAACACTACATTGTTCGGCTGGTCTTGGTACTTGCCTTTGCGGTCTTGGTAACTAACCTGGCAAGGATTACCACGATAAAAAAGCAATTGAGTAATTCCTTCGTTTGCATAGACACGATTGAAGAGTCCAGTGCAATTACTAATTTCGAGTGTTAAATAACCTTCCCATCCGCTTTCAGCGGGTGTAATGTTAACCAAGATTCCCGAACGTGCGTAAGTAGATTTACCAACTGCAACGACGGTGATATCGCGAGGCAACTTCAAACGTTCTTGTGCTACACCCAGGCAATAACCATAAGGCGGGAGAAGGAAGTATTCGCCACGTTCATCTTTTAAAAGTTCAGCAGGTTTTAAAATACTTTCATCAAAGTCTTTGGGATCACAATCACCTGTTTGAATCTTGCCGAAGATTAAACATTGACTTGGAGATAGCCGAATATCGTAACCGTAAGAACTCAAGCCGTAACTTAACAAACGCCGACCATCTTCCTTGCTGATCAAGCGATCAACAAAGGGTTCAATCATCTGTTCTTTTTCAGCGCGTTCTTTGATTTCCCAATCGGCTAGGACGCTCATAAGACCTCAATAGCTTGATCAGTCTACAAGTAGATGACCGCGTTCGCCGTAGATTTTACAAAAAAGTTCTACTGCATCCCCAGAGCTATCCTTGGGAGGTAAGTACACAAGGAAGGAAGTGCACGTTTGTTTCTTTTCTACCTTGCCATCAAGGTTGCGCAGGAGGTAAGGGACAGTACGTAAAACGCACATTGGGAACTTAAAGATTTTGGGTTCGTATCGAATCATGTCGGGACAATTGCTGAAATAAAGCCCTTGCTCAATTTCACCTGAAAGCCAAGCATGGTACATCCGACGAAACCAAACGGCATGCGAAGACGTCAATGTGAGAGAAGAAGCACGAGTCATCTTCCATCTTTGGTTCTTTTGGTCCCAAAAATAGGATCCTGCTGGCGGGAATAAATAACAGCTTCCGTACCACTGCTGGTTATTCAGGCCATCATCCAAAGGTGTGTAGTATTCAGTTGCTTGGACGTATTCATTGGCAACTTTTGAGCTTGCAACATCCAAGTCAATGCCGCCCAAGAGTTCATTGGCGGCATGCACTAGGTCTGCATTTGTAATCAACTCAGCACCTTCAACCCTGGCTGAAATGCCACGAATACCTTTCTCAGTCATTGCTAGCAATATCGTTGTAGTTTATTTCAAAATAACGAATACCCTTTTCATCATTGATGACATAACCAGCTTTTTCCATCGGATCTATTTTTTGTGCTGCTCCCAGGATTCGACGAA